CCAGCGGTTTCATCGAAACCGTAGTCCTGACCAGAGAATGCAGAATCTGCTTCGTTATAGAATGCTTCAGTTCTTGCGCCTTCCTTGTAGTACTGGGAGCGCATTGCGAAGATCAGTCCAGTAGGACCGCTCATTGGTTGAACACCAGCCAGATCATAAGCGATCAGGTTAGGCATTGAACGTCTGATCAGGGAGATCAGAACGGGGTCGAAACCTGCGGTTGGGGAAGCTGAATCAGCACCGAAACCGCCGCCGTTACCAGCAGAGTTTGCGACATTAAGAGGAGCCTCAGCAAGCATTCCGCTATTGGAGAATGCGTTTTGCTCTCTCAGGAATTTTTCTTGGTTTTCGAGCAGGACAGCGGTGACAGCTCTACGATGAGAATCTTTGATCTCACCAGCAGCCTCAGAATTGAGGAGAGGTGCCCACTTTTCCTGCAGATGCTCGGAATGGAACATTTGCGTTTTACCTTTTGTGGATGTTTACGTTTGAATTAATGTTAAATTCAGGATTTGCTAAAAGAACCTAAGGTTCTCATGTATGCAGCCATGGATGGTGAGTATGACTCATGTCCAGACTCCACACCCTCAGAGAGGGTCTCAGTCTTATTAGCGGTTGAAGTTGCTTTTTTCTCGGAGAAATATGACTCCTTCAGCATCTCCAGCTTTTCACGATACTTTGCTTCACTTTCAAACTCAACACTTTCGGCAAGTGAGGCGAGCTTCTCTTTCTGGGTCTCTGCGAGACCTTCTGAGACCTGATCAAGGATTCCTTCTGCAACCGACTCTGCGAGACGCTTGTTAAGGGAAACGTTCTTCTCAATCTGCTCGTTGAGTTTTGTCTCCATGTCATCAAGTTTTTCTACCATGCTCTCAAGCACATCATATTTATCTTCAGGGATTGATACATAATGTTCTTCAAAAAGACCCTTCATTCCCTCAAGGAATGAATCGGTCATTTCGACCTTAAGGCCGTTATCGATGGCGAGTGCGTTCTCTTCGAACCACTCGTCAGCAACATACTCAAGATAGGAATCAACACGCTCTGCGAGTTGCTCCTTAACAGCAGCGAACTCCTCAGCGATCTTTTCTTGCTCTTCAGCAATCTGAGCGTTGAGTTGCTCTTCCATCTCAACTCTGATAGCTGCTACCTTAGCATTAATAGCAGTTTCAAAGATGGTTTTTGCTTTTTCTTGGAATTCTTCGGAGAGTTCCTCACCTTGAAGAAGAGCATTTACATCTTCTTCAATATCATATTCGGCAACTACTTCTACTTCTTCCTCTTCAGCAATCTCTTCTTCAGAGACTACTTCTTCTTCGGTGGTCTCTTCTTCAGCAACTACTTCTTCATCAGAAAGATCTTCTTCTTCCTTAACGCCCTTCATTGCTTCAGCAGGCTTAGCGCCCTTATTGACGACATCCTTAACTTGCTTAAGAGAACCGCCAGGGGTGTTCAGCTTTGCTGAATCGTCATCTGTTCTGTAGTTATCGGGGGTAGGACCGCCGAGATCCTCAACACTTGCGAGTTGAGAACCGTCGTTTTGAAGCGATGGCATAGGATCCGCTGCTTTTGCACCAGCATTAACAGCGGTCTTGGATTGCTTAGTGCCTACTTCCATTTCTTGTAATTCTTTGCCACTAGACATTTGAACTCTCCGGATGTTTCCTGTTTTTAAAACTATATTTATTTATTAAATTAAAGATTTGAAAGAAAGTCGTTGAATAAGTTCAACTTATGATCTTCCAACATTTTTTGATCAACTAAAGTGTTGATTCTGCGCTTGGTTTGCTCAGCATACTTCTCACGAAGAATGCCTCCTTCCCAAACCCATTCTTTACCTTCCATAATCCCCTGAACAAAAGCATCAGGAGCAGAAGGATCAGCGACGATATCAGCCGCAGTTGCTAACATGAAATCTTCACCAACTTCAGAATAACCTTCTCTAGTTTGACGAAGTGAACCAATACCTCTAGAAGAAACGCCGAGGCAAACTCCTTCTTTTAAGAGAGATTCGGCAATCTTACCCATGGGGGTTGAGAGGATTTGTGCCTTACCAATAAAGTCATTTCCCTTTTGCTCAAGAGAAACGATTTTATGAGAAACGCGGTCGAGGTTAATGGTTGGGCCATCAGGATGACCCAGTTCTCCTAAAGCACGACCTTTAGCAATGTGGTCATCAGTATATCTTTTGACCTCACGCTCCATTACGGAAAGGCGGTAAACCCTACCGTTACGATTCTTTTGTTCGGTTTGAAGAAAAGGTCCCTGTATATATAAAGTTTTTTTACCGTTTTTTTCTTCGGTAATAACTTCTACCTTTTCGATTTCTTCTCTGATAAGTTTCATCAGGATACTCCGCTAGTTTGAACTTGTTGTAAATAAAGTTTGCCTGATCCAGTTCCCAAGGCAGAAACCTTAAAGACACCTCTAAGTTCGGCATAAGTACCGAGTCCATCTCTGGTTTGATCTGGAACACCAGATGATGAATCATTATCTACAATAATTCTTGTTCCAAAGTATCCATTAACACCTGCTGTGTTATTGACACTCAAAACAATTTTATTTGAGAAGTCAAAACCACTTTGACCAGTTACAGTTAAAGAAACCGCATCTCCAACTGCAAATGGTGAACCAGTTCCTTCAGGGAAATCAAGTGTTGTTGTAGCACCGGTGGTGATACCAACGACTCTTTGTGCTGAGGGTCTGTGAACACTAATAACTTCAGGACTTCCCTGAGCTACGTAAAAGTTTTCTGGGGTCGCGGTTGGATCTGTACCAACAGCAACATGTGCATCAGCATCAACAGCAACAACTCTAAGGTAAGCACTTTGGTGAGTGAAAACAGTAGAAGCAGCGGCTGTGGTTGATGTTGTTATGGATGTGCAAATACCAACCGGATTTAAAGCCATTATTCTTTACAGTTCATTTAATAGTTATTTATTATTCTTCTTCTTCCGAAGAATCATCCTCTAATTCGATTTCGTTTCCGAACATAGCATTTGCTGCTACTGGACGGTAAGCATCGACTCTTTCTGCAGATTTGGCAAACAAGAGTTCTTTGATTTTATCGCTGATATCTGATGGGGACTCGTCAGTCGCGATCATATCCAAAAGTTCTTCCATTTAATTAATCTAATATGTGACTAGTGGTATTTATATCTCACCACCCTTGGGTAGTTCTGGAGCTTCTGCTGCAGATCCATCAATCTCTGGTTCCATCTGAGGTTGCCCCAAATCCATACCAGCTGCTGAATCTAAAGGTGCTCCAGTTTCTGGATCAATTGGTGCATTTGGGTCAGGAATAACACCCGCTTTTATTTCCTTCTCGATGAGTTTATCTTGTTCAATAATCTCTTCATCGGTTTGACGCAGAATCTTACGACGAACATAATCTTGAGAATAATACTTGCCGATATATGGTTCTGCTGCTTGAAGGCTATTAAGTCTTTCGTTGAGAAGTTCTGATTCTTTCAGTTCTGAGAAATGGTTGTCGTAGAGGAAATCATATTGAATATGCTCACTCATCAATTCCCAATCTTCAGGAGTGACGATATTCTTCAGAAGGAGTTGAGTTCTCAGCATGTCATTAAACATGTTGGAGAATCTCTTTCTCAAACGACCAACAAACTTAGTAAACTTAAGTTCGTCTCTCAAGATTTCAGAAGATCTCCCCAGGTTAAACCCACCTTCGCCATCCATTCTTGAGGGTGGAACATTAAGAGATCTGTAGAGTTTCTTCTTAAAGTATTCAATATCAGTGATTTCTCCAAGATTTTGGCCTCCTGGCAGAGTTGAGATTTCTGTCCCCCTTCCGCCTTCTCTGCGAGGCAACCAAAAATCTTCAAGCATTGACATGAATTTTTTGTCATCGCGGATTTCTCCTGTGCTAGCATCGTAAACAAGTTTGTTGCGATAACGCATCATAACATCACGCAGGTATTGCTCTGCCTTAACTTTGGGGAGATTACCTACATCAATATAGAAAATTCTACGCTCTGGTGCTCTAGATAAACGATAGATGACCAGAGAATCCTCAATCATGCGAAGTTGATTGAGTGATTTAATTGCCTTGTGAAGATAAGAAAGTGTCGATCCTTTATTTCTATCTACAAGACCAGAGGTGCAATAAGTGAT